GATGGTGGAGACTTCGCATCCTTAATTACTGAGACCACAGCTGATACCTTTGTGCTAGATGACACAGAAGAATTACAAATTGCACGTCAAGCGCTAGTCGAAGACGTAACAAAACTTGCAACTGATAATGGATATGGTATTCTATTAGATGATGATAGTTTACTAGGTGTAGGTATCGAGGCAAAGCTTGCAGTGCCTGCATATCTAGAATTGGAAAACGATGCTGAGTTTGGACTGATCACCTATGGAGCCGCTCCCGGTGAGGGTATACTGGAGGTCGACAACGAGGCTGAGTTTGAATTAAATATCTTTAGTGTCTTAGATGAGCAATCACCATTGCTCGTCTTTGACCAAAACCAGACCCCGAAAGAGGGCGGAAAATATGTGGAAGGTTTAGTAGCATAATGACAGATATTGAGAAACCAGATGACAAACCGAGATGGGCAAGTGACGATGTCATTAGTCCAATCACTGGCGTGCTAAATGTAGTGCCGCCACCAGAGAGTAAACGTAATGTTGGTTACAATACATTTGAGCCACCTGCTCGTAACTTCGACAATTGGCTACAACGCTATAACTATTTATGGGTTGAATTCTTAGAGGACCGAGTTGTAAATCGCCAGCCTGTTACAGATGGCAATGGCCTTGAGATCTTTAATAAGGATGATGTACTGATAACTTTATATGCTATCGATACAACAACCCCAGCAAATTATATACATGCAGTTGGATATAGAGCAGCGTCAACTAATCCCGTACTAAATGTAATTTCGAATAACGTATTAACACTAGGTACAAGTAGTACCACTGGAACCCAACAAATTTTAGGCGGCTTACCCGAAGATATAATTATCTATGGTCAGATGCAAAAGATAAGTAATAATTAAAGGAGCTAATATATGCCACGTCAGATAACCGATTTACCAATTGCAACCCAAGCAGATGATGCTGATCTACTTTTACTCCGTCAAGGTTTATTCGATAAACAACTTGATGTTTCAGTTTTATTAGACGGCTTATTAAAAGCAGACAATAACTTAGCAGATGTTTTAGATCCAGCAGCAGCGAGAACTAACTTAGGCATTAACACAGCTGACTTTTTAGAGTCTGCAAATAACCTATCCGATGTTGCTAACGCAGCGACGGCGCTTACTAACTTAGGAGGGGCTGCAAGTGGTGATGTACTTCTTAAAGCTAACAACCTAAGTGATGTTGCCAATGCAGCAACCGCACGCACGAACCTAGGTATCGATACAACAGACTTTCTTTTAACAACAAATAACTTAAGTGATCTAGATGATAACGGCGTTGCTAGAACTAACTTAGGCGTGCCGGCAACAAGTGATGTATTAATCGCAGCGGATAACTTATCTGATGTTGCTAATGCTGGAACGGCTAGAACAAACTTAGATGTTCCAAGTACAACGGAGGCATTATTAGTTGCTAACAATTTATCTGATATCGCTAACACTGCCACTGCTAGAGCTAACCTTGGAATCGATACGAGTGACTTCCTATCGACAGCTAACAACTTAAGTGATTTAGCTAACGCCTCTACGGCTCGAGTAAATCTTGACGTCCCTTCGAATACTGAAGCGCTACTTGTAGCAAATGATTTATCCGATATTGGAAACGCAGGAACTGCTAGAACTAATTTAGGTATTGATCTTTCATTATATCTGGAGGCATCGAATAACTTAAGTGACGTTGCTAACGCAGCGACAGCTAGAGCAAACCTCGGGATCGATACAAGTGACTTCCTTGCATCTGCTAATAACTTATCGGATTTAGCAAACGCAGCTACGGCTAGAACGAACTTAAGTGTTCCTTCCACTACCGAGGCACTACTTGCTGCCAATGATTTAAGTGATTTAGCAAATGCTGGTACGGCGAGAACAAACCTTGGGATTGACTTAAGCTTATATACTGAGAATGCAAATAACTTAAGTGACTTGGCAAACGCTGCCACGGCTCGTACTAATTTAGATGTACCGAGTACAACCGAAGCGCTTTTAGCAGCTAACAATTTATCCGACGTTGCTAATGCAGCAACTGCCAGAACGAACTTAGGAATTGATACGAGTGATTTCCTTGCAGCTGCAAACAACTTATCTGACCTTGCCAATGCTGGAACTGCTAGAACAAACTTAGATGTACCTTCAACAACGGAAGCGCTTTTAGCAGCTAATGATTTAAGTGATCTAGCGAATGCGGCAACAGCTCGTACCAACTTAGGAGTTTCGGCAACGGCTGATACTTTACTAGTTGCTAACAACTTATCAGATGTAGCAAATGCAGCAACGGCACTAACAAACTTAGGTGCTCAAGATGCAGCGACAGCAGCCGTGCTAGATGCGACGAATGACTTTAACTTTAACGTTCAACAGGAAGCGCAGCTTAAAAACTATAGTGAAACTTCAGATGCGGTTGGTAGCATAACTGGAACCGCTGACTTTGATTTTGTCGATGGTAATGTTAAGACAGCCACGGTAACTGGAACAGTAACTATAACATTTTCAAATCCACCAGCATCAGGGCAGGGTGGTAGCTTTTTCTTAATCTTAACTAATGGCGGAAGTAATGCGGTAACATGGCCCGCTTCAGTTCAGTGGTCAGATGGAACGGCTCCAACTTTAACAGCTGCAGGAACTGACTTGTTAGTATTTACAACAGTCGATGGCGGCACGACATATTATGGAGCGCTTGCTGGTAAGGCAATGGCTTAAGGAGGCAAAATGATTGAAAAGAAAAACTACTTTGCAGCAGCACAAATTCTAGCCGGAGGCGGCGGTGGCGGTGGTTCGGCGACAACTTTGTATGGCGTTGAAGATGATCGATTGTTTTCTTATGATCTAGATACAGACACTGAAGATTTTAACTTAGTCACTACTACTTCTGTCAATGTTTTTATGGATGCTAATAGCACTAACCTTTTTACTGCTACCTTTGCGGATATCGAAGTAGAAAAGTTTGACTTAACAGGCAGTAATATTTGGACTAACACAGATCACACTTCTTTTGTTAGAGGGGTCATAGTCGATGCTAGTGGAAATGTTTACTCATGCGCATCTGATAATACGGTTCGTAAAATGAATTCTGCGGGTGTTAATCAGTGGACTAATACAGATCATACTGATGATGTGTTTGCGGTTGCTATTGATGATGCAGGTGATGTAATTTCAACAGGTCTTGATAGCACAGTTCGCAAAATTAATTCAGGAACTGGAGTGCAGACATGGTCTTATGCTTTAGGTAATAGAGGTATTGCAGTTTGTTGTGATGACTCAGGAAATAGTTTTGCATGTGGGATTGATAATAATAACGTAACAAAAATAGATAGTAGCGGATCGTTCGTTTGGAACTTTACTACGTCGAGTAACTATGCACGTGCGTTAACTTGTGATAATGATGGCAACCTCTATACAGCAGGCCGTGGTCAAAGAGTGCACAAAGTAGATACCAGCGGATCGGAAGTTTGGAATTATAACGTTGGAGTAGATTGTACCTCTGTTGCTGTTGACTTAAATAACTTTGTTTACGTTGGAGATTCATTTGGAGATATAACCGTGTTAAATGATAGTGGTACTTTTGTTAAAACAATAACAACATCAGGTGGTGGTGTTGTTAACTCATTAGTAACAAATGATTTAAGAGTGCCAGTGTTTAGACCGTAAAAGCACGATAATTTACAATTGTAGTTTTAATAGCTTTTTTAAAAAGACAGTTGAGTAAAAATAAAATATAATGATGATATGAATAATATAAACTTAGACACTAGAAAAGAATTAATTGGGCAGGGCATATATTCTATTACGAATATAGCAACCAAAGAGGTTTATATTGGCTCTACCATTAATTTGAAAAAAAGAATACATCAGCATTTTAATGATCTTTCTCGTAACGATCATGATAATAAAAACTTGCAAAAAAGTTATAATAAATATGGTTCGGAGTTTTTTGTTTTTGACGTTCTTGAGCATTATGAAAATATAGAAAGAGACTTTTTGTTTGAAAGAGAAAATATCTATATAAAAAAATATAAAGACAATATGTTTAATATGTCTTTAGATGCTAAGTGTGTAAAAGGTGTTCAGTTAAAACACACC